GAGTCCTCAAACGCCTGGGGGTCGGTATTCAAGTCAACCGAGTGGAGACCTATCGGCTACCGCTCATCACTGACACCAAGTCGAAAGGGCGGGGTTCAGCGCATATGGGCCAGGGCATGAAGCCGGGATTCACGCAGGGCATGGAGGATGAGCGGGACCGGCGCCGCAAGACACTACTGGCCAGCGTTTTGATGGAAAGCTCCTTCTGCGCGAATGACGTTGCCCGATTACTTAGCGACCACAAAAACGGCAAGCCGGTGAGCAAGGACGCTGCCAAGAAGTTTCTGGATGCGATGGTTGACGACCGTTTGATATCCCGGCTGGCGAGGCAGGACCGGGCCTTGTGGTGCAAGCGCCGAATATCCATCGGGACCGGCCCCTGGGTGAAGCGGGATAACGGTATCAGGCTGGGGCAGTACTACGGCTACGCCCCGGTGACGCTGGAAGCAATCGTCGAGAGGCATTCAGCATGACCCAGTACTGGTCACTGGACACAGCCGAGAAACGCCGCCACTTCGACGAGCATGTCGCCATGCTGCTGCTGGCCGGCAAGAAACCGATAGTTAAATTCGAGGCGCCAGAAAGTACCCGAAGCCACGCGCAAAACTCTGCCATGTGGCTGTGGTTTGAGATGTGCGCGAAGGCGTTTCAGGATGCCGGGATTGATCTGCGAGCAGCGATCCGCGAGGACGTTGAGATGCCCGTCACCAAGAACAGTTTCAAAGAGTACATATGGGTGCCGCTGCAGAAGATCATGACCGGCAAGCGATCCACCACCGAGCCGAGTACCACCGAGTATCCAGAGATATCCGAAACCATCATCCGACACTTCGCCCAGGCCAAGGGGATAACTCTGCCAGCCTGGCCGACGAGATACGGGCCGGGGGAAGAATGAGCGCATGGAGCAACGGACTTGCGGAGTGGGTAGAGGGCGATACTACCTACCTGTCTGTAGCGTTTACCTGGCGGCTTGATGATGCCTACGCGAGGGCTGTATTTGCAAAAGCACAGGGGATGAAAGTCAAGGCGGGCGGCCCCGCGTTGTTTTTGGTGAAGCTGGCGCACCGACTAGCTGATGTGGCCGAGGTCGGTGGCGACTACCCCGAGGCAGTTACGAAACATCACCCGCTCGCGACTTTTGCCAGCAGAGGCTGTCCGGTTGGGTGCTGGTTTTGCATTGTCCCGGCGATGGAGGGCAAGGCATTCACGCTGATACCCGACTTTGTTGTGCGTCCGATCCTGTGCGACAACAACGTGTCAGGGCTACCAGCAGACTATCAAGAACACATTATCCGCAGGTATCAAGATGCCGGGGTGCGCCTGATCGATGCCAACTCAGGCTTTGAACCTCGCACCTTCACGCCGGAGGTGTACACCAGGTGGAAGCCACTGATAAACGCAGGCCGAGGACCGTGGCGGTTTGCCTATGATGACCTGCCCGAGAGGGACCACGCATTGCGCGTTATGCGAATGCTCGCTGATGAGCCGCAAAAGCGGAAAAGGGTTTATGTGCTGATCGGCAACGAGCCTTTTGCAGACTGTATGCGCCGTATACAGGAAACCATTGATATGGGATGTGAGCCACATTGCCAGCCGCTGATGAAGTTAAACGCATTGGATAAAAAACCGTGGGTGCGGTTTGACTGGACCGAGCAGAAACTGCGGGACGTTGCGCGCTGGGCAAACGGATGGGTCTGGAAGCGGGCGCCATTTTCAGACTATGACCGCAGCAGAAAAAACAAACCAGCATCCACAGATCAAATACCGCTCTATGAGGTGCAAGCATGAGCGACGAGGCTATGGCACTGGCCCTGTTGCTGTCCACCCTTGAGCGGATAGCGGTAGCTGTCGAGCGGATAGCGGATTCACTGGACAACCACGCGGAATACTTCGAGGCGAGCAATGCACCCAGCAATGATGGGTAGAAAGCGCCCGAAGGTCTGCCGGCAGTGCGGCGAGGAATTCATCCCCAGCCGGCCATTGCAGTCGGTGTGCAACCTCAAGTGCGCCATTGCCAGCTCACGGGAGAAGGCGATTGTCGAGGCGGCCAGGATCGAGGCCAAGCGGATCAGGGAGCGCAAGGTAGAGCTGAAGCCCCGCAGCAAGTGGCTCCAGGAGGCCCAGGACGCCGTAAACGCCTATGTCCGGCAGAGGGATATTGGTAAGCCCTGCGTAAGCTGCGGCCAGTCGCCCTACCAGGGACAGCGCCACGCCAGCCACTACCGGTCAGTAGGGGCAATGGCAAGTTTAAGATACTGCGCGGCGTGGAATATCCATGCCAGCTGCGCCCAGTGCAACAGCATGAAGTCCGGCAACGTCGTCGAGTACCGGATCGAGCTGGTCAAGCGGATCGGGGCAGAGCGTGTGGCCTGGTTAGAAGGCCCGCATCCCGTCCGCAGCTTCGATATCGTCTACCTGCGCCGGATCAAGAAGATCTTCACCAAGCGGGCAAAGCACCTCGCGAGGTTACGCGGTGTCGCCTGAATGCCCGGCCTGCTGGGAGTCAATGGACCCGGTATTCGCCACCAGAGTTTATGGCGGTTACCTGAAAGCCTGGTATTGCAAGCCATGCAACGTATGGATATCACCGATTTACCGGGAAAGGCTGTGGACACAAGAGGCCTGGGACAAGGCAAAGGGGAATGGGCATGAGGAGCGACAAACTGATACAACTGGATAGACCAATACCACCCAGCCGGGACACACGGGAGGCAGATCACAGCCGGGTCCAGGCACAGGTCGACGAGTACCTGAGAGCCGGGGGCGAGATCCGCACGGTGGACCCCAGTGAAAACCACTATAACCAGCAGCCGGTAAGGCGCAGCCGGCGCGATCAGGTCAACTTCATGCGACGGTGGAATAAAATCACATAGGTACTTGCACCCCCTGCCAAGCCTGTGCATAGGCTATTGGCAGCACTACCGGGGGCGAGTTATGCGACCAGAATTTACCAGGGACCTTCCCGCTCGCGACAGGGCGGGTTTTTTCTGATGCCAGGCGGCAGACCCACCAAGATGACCGAGGAGACTGTCCAAAAACTGGAAGAGGCTTTCCTGATGGGGTGTCCCGATATCGAGGCTTGTCTGTACGCGGACATCTCCCGGCAGACCCTGCACAACTACCAGTTGGCCAACCCCGAGTTTGTTGACAGGAAAGAGCGCCTCAAGCAAAACCCCTTCATGAAGTCCCGCAAGGTCCTGCTCAAGGCCCTGGACGAGAACGACACCTACACGGCCCACAAGATCCTCGACCGCAAGGACGGCAAGAAGATCGTCCTCGAAGGGGGAGACAATCCCATCGCAGTAGACGCCACCTGGGTGGTCAGCCCGGTGAGAAACAATGTCCAGCCCGGCAGTTAACCTAGAGATCACCGACAAGCTGTCCTGGCTGCTGTCCAAGCCCAAGCGCGTCAAGATCGCCGTGGGTGGCCGGGGGAGCCAGAAGTCCACCGGTGTTGGGGACATCATGCTGATGCTGTGCGATGCCGGGGAGCGGATCTGCTGCGCCAGGGAGTTCCAGAACTCCATCGACGACTCGGTCCACGAGAACCTGAAGCTGGAGATAGAGCGCCTGGGGGTCGAGGCCAAGTACACCGTCAAGGACACCGAGATCATCGGCAACCGTGGTGGGGCGATAATCTACAAGGGCCTGGCCAGGAACATCACCAGCCTGAAGTCCATTGCCGGCATCAACCGCCTCTGGATCGAGGAGGGCGAGTCGGTATCCGAGAAGTCCCTGAGAATCCTCACCCCGTCTATCCGGTCCTCGGCCAGGGACAACGTGGCCTCCATCGACGACGGCAAGGCCCGCCCCGAGATATGGATCACCATGAACCGGGGATCTTCCAAGGACGCGGTGGCCAAGAAGTACCTGAGCCGGGCCGAGGCAGAGCTGGCCAAGACCGGGTACTACGAGGACGACCTGATGATGGCCGTCGAGGTGAACTGGCGGGATAACCCCTGGTTCCCGGTGGAGCTGGAGCAGGAGCGCCAGGACGACCTCAAGAACCTCCCCAGGGCAGAGTATGACCACATCTGGGAGGGCAAGTACGCCGACACCGTGGACAACGCCATCATCCAGCCTGAGTGGTTCGACGCCTGCGTAGACGCACACCTCACCCTGGGATTTACCCCTGCCGGCCAGGAAAGGGTCTCGTATGACCCTGCAGACAGCGGTGACGCCAAGGCTGTTGCCTACTGCCACGGGTCCGTGATTATGGACGTACGGTCCACCACCGCGGGCAGGATCGACACCGCCACCGACTGGGCTACCTCGTTCGCTATCGACAAGCGGCCTGACGTATTCACATGGGACGCTGATGGGATGGGGATGGGCCTGAAGCGCCAGATCACCGACGCCCTGGACGGGAAGAAGATCGAGATCGAGGCATTCCGAGGGTCCGAGGCCGCGGACGATCCCGACAGGATTTACGAGCGGGAGATCGAGGTCAAGAACCCCAAGACCAACCGCGAGATGTTCACCAACAAGCGGTCGCAGTATTACTCGATCCTGCGCGACAGGATGCTGAAGACCTACCTGGCGGTCGAGAAGGGCGAGCGGGCATTC